CCCGATTGGAGCTATAACGAGGATGTGCTGTTTTTCCAGCTGACGTTTCTGGACGGGCAGGATGTGTCACAGCCGCTGCATGATTTCTGGCAGGATTCCGGGGAAGATCTGAGCCGGCATCAGGAACAGACGCGGGTGATGCAGGCACAGCTCATTGCCTATGGGCCCAATGGCGCGACCAATCTGGATAATATCCGCACTGCCATCTATAACGGAGTGACGCTATTGCGGAATGCCGGGGTGTATGTGGTGCCCGGGAATGAGGCGCCCAGGTATGCTCCGGAGCTGTTTCAGGCGAGATGGTGGAGAAGGGCCGACATGACCATGGTTTTTAATGTGGCGAAGAGCTACGACACAGAAGTTAAAACGATCACCAGCGTGCCTGTCACGATTGGTGCGAACAGGCCGGGCAGTTCCACGACAGTGTTGGAGCCCGGTCAAATTATTATCAAGAAAGGGTGATTTAAAAAATGGCTATCAAATTAGATCTGCGGCCTATCGTTAAGGTCGATATCAATTTGAGTGCGAAGGCTGCGGCCCGGAAAGGGTTCAACGTGGGCCTGGTGCTGGGTACCAGCAATGTGATCCCGGTTACGGAACGTGTCCGGGTGTACACTTCTGCGGCGGCTCTGCTGGCGGATGGATTTACCAACACCAGCGATGAATACGTAGCGGCGCAGTTGTATTTCAGCCAGAGTCCGCAGCCGGACAAACTCTGCGTGGGCGTAGTCGATACCGCCAACAACGAGGATAAGGCGACCGCCATTGAAGCATGCCGTCAGGCAAATTCTGAATGGTATGAATTCGTGGCGCTGGGTGCTTCTGATTCTGAAACTGAAGCACTGGCATTGTGGGCAGAATCTGCAAATCCGCGCACGATGCAGATGTATACCACGCACAGCACGAATGTCTTACAGCCGACCTATACGGAGCCAGAGCAGGAAGGCGATGAGCCGGTACAGATTGAGGATATCTTTACCAAGCTCAAAAAGGCCAATTACCGCAGGTCCTGGGGCGTATATCAGGAAGGTTCGCAGAATGCGGCCGCTGCATGGATGGGTCGTGCCAACGGCATGAATTCCGGTACGGCAGGGTCTATGTTCACGCTGGCCTACAAATCTGTGGCCGGGGTTGCGACCGACAGCCTGACCGAAGCACAGGTTCAGTATGTTTGCGGTTCCCGGACCACATCCGGCAACAATGGCAACGTATATATCACTCGTGCAGAAGATTATGATCTGCTGCAGCAGGGCTATATGGCAGACGGTACCTCTTTTGACGAGGTCATGGGTCTGGACATGCTGGAGAACGATATCACGCTGAATGTTATGGATCTTCTGGCCCAGAGCCGGAAAGTTCCGCAGACTGCAGCAGGCGTGGCATCCATCATCAATGTAATCAACCAGGCATGTGACAAACATGTTTCGACCGGGTTTATTGCGCCGGGTCAGTGGAACGGCAACCAGTGTCTGGAATTGCAGACCGGAGATTATCTGGATGCCGGGTATCTGGTACAGGCCGAATCCATTGACAGTCAGCCGCAGGCAGACCGCGATAAGCGTATTGCGCCGCCGATTTATGTGTGCGTGAAGCTGGCGGGTGCGATCGAGTTCGTGGTTATCGAAGTTAACATCAATCGTTGAGGAGGAGGATAAAAGATGGCACGCACTACTTATTCTTTTCTCGATCTTGTAGGGTCCATCAGCCATCCGGCGGTGGGCTCTTATATTTTTACCGGGGAAGGCGCCGGCTCTGTATCGGTATCGAAAGCGACGGAACGGTCTACCCATGACGTGGCTGCGGATGGGAGCATCATGGTTTCCAAAATTGCGGGCAATAACGGCACCGTGACCATTGAATTACAGCAGACTGCTCCGCTGCATTTCTGGCTGTTGAAGTGGTTCCAGACCTTGTGGAACCTGCCGACTAACCAGTGGGCGACCACTACTATGCTGCTGAAGAACAGCACCACGGGTGGTTCTCATATCTGCCAGGGCGTGACCCCGCAGAAGGAAGGGGACATCCCCTACCAGGCACAGGGTGGTCGTGTAACGTGGACACTGTTATGCGCTGATATTGTGAACGATCCGCGCTGATAGGAGGAGCCTATGAAGGTCAAAGAAAAGTTTTTTGAGCTGGATGGAAAACGCTACAAACTGACCAAGATGGATGCTGATTCCGGGTCTTATGTAGCTTTTAAACTGGCCGGTGTGGCCCTGCCGTTGATGCAGGGCCTGTCCGGTAAGAATTTCAAGGACGGCGATATGAAACTGCTGTCACAGGCTATTGCTTCCATGGGCCGTGCGGAATTTACCGAAGTACAGAAGATTCTGCTGCGGACTGTGCTGAAAATGGAAACTGCAGGCGGTGTCGATATGCCGATGCCTGTTATTAAGGCAGACGGTACCTATGCAGATCCGGAGCTTGCCATGGATGCCAAGGCCGTGATTACGCTGACCATTCAGGCGGCAATGTTCAACATTGGCGGTTTTTTTACCGAAGAAGGGCCGAGCAAGACGGCCTGATCGGGTATGAGCCGTATCCGTACCCGAGTATTGATGCTGCGAGACAATATGCCATGGTGCCGGTTGCGGCCGGCATCTGGCGGCAGCATGAGATGTGGGACGGCACCTATGATTTTGATGATTTGCTGGATGCACACGAGATGCTGGCGGTCCAGGCAATAAACAAACAGCGCGCGCAGGCGGCTGCGAATAAGGGGGTGAGCTGATGGAATGGAATACGATGGAAGAATATCTGATACGGATCGGTGCGGACATTGACCAGAATTCGTTTAGTGCTGCACGGAGTGCGTTGTCAGACCTGAAGGGCTTACTCTCGAAGCTGAAGGGCGCGGCTGCCCCGCTGGCGTTGGCATCTGCAATCGGGGCGATTGGCAAGGCGGCCTATGACACGGTGAAGGGTGTTGCCAAGGCGGATATGGAGTACACCAAGTTGGCGGCTTCCATGTGGACGACCAAGGAAACGGCCAAGGCTTTGAGTGTGGCCATGAAAACCATGGGCGTCAGTCAGGAAGATCTGGCATGGGTGCCGGAGCTGCGGGAACAGTTTTTCCGGCTGCGTGAGGAAATCAACCGGTTTGCCACACCGGAGGATGCGGATGCACAGCTGCGGTACATCCGGGAGATTGGCTATGATATCCAGACGCTATTTGTGCGGTTGAAGATGCTGAAGGAGTGGATTGCTTATTACCTGATCCGGTATCTGGAGCCGTATATCAAGGACTTCAAGGCGTTTATAAACTGGCTGCTGGATAAGCTGGGCGAGGATTTGCCGGGGCTTGCGCGTAAGGTTGCGAGGGCCATGTCGACGGTATTGTCACCGGTTCTGGCGACTATTAAAGTGCTGGGTATGGCTATCGGGAAGGTTTACGACTTTATCGTGAGCCTGCCGGACAACGTCAAGAAGTGGGGCGCCATCTTTGCGGCGGTCGGGGCCGTGATCATGTCAGGCCCGTTTGGGTTACTGATTGCTGGCCTGACTGCAGCCATGCTGCTGCTGGAGGACTTCGTCGGGTACATGAATGGCTGGGATTCCAGTGCGGATCTTGCTCCGATATGGGAAGCGCTGCTGGCGTTTAAGGACGGTACCGGTTCGGATTGGTTGAATGATTTCAAGACCAAGCTGAGCGAGATTGCAGACATTCTGGACCACATTGTGAATGAGCTGCAACTGGAAGAAGTTTTCCGGTCTATCAAAACGGCGGCCGAAGAGCTCGGGAAAGGGCTGTCTGACCTGTGGAAGGAACAGAAAAAAGAATTAGAGGAATTCCTTAAAAAATTAGGTATTGGCTTGCCGCAGGTAAAGACGTTTTTTGGCACGATTGCAAATGGCATTTCTGAGGCAATAAAAACACTCGCGAATTTTGCAAAATTAGTAGGGCGCGTTCTGCAGGCGGCGTCATTGATTAAAGAGGGGAAGTTTTCGGAGGCAGCGGGACTTTTCAAGGATTCTGTTCTGGAGTTTGGGGAAAGTGTGCTGGATAGCAATAAAAAGTTTTACGGTAAAGCTCTGAAAAACTTGAAAGAGTGGCATCGGGACAGGACGTCTGAAAATGGCGGAGGTGGCTCTTTTGAAAGCTCACCATGGGATCGTGTAAAGGGATTTTTTAAGGACACGTTAGGCATTGGCGGTGGAAATGGCTCTGGTAATGCGGTTGTAGAAAATGCATCGCAGTTTGAACGTGGATATCAGTGGATGGATCCGACCGGGGCGAATACAGATCCACGGAACCAGTGCGCATCGTTTGCGTCGCAGATGATGGCAGGATCCGGGGTGGATGTGGACGTCACCATGAATGGGGATGATCTTGCTTCGCAGTTTAAGCAGGAAGGCGCCTATCATCGCGTTGGAGATGGATATCAGCCACAGCCCGGGGACTTGATTGACTGGGCGAATCATGTCGGGATTTATGCCGGGAATGGCGAATATATTGCACGGAATTCCAGCGGCGGAGTAATCCGCGGATCCATGGAAGGTATGGAGCAATACTTCGGCAGCTTGTGGGGATTTGGTTCGGTATCAGAGTTACAGGCCGCCAAACACCAGAATGAGCAGGATGGCGTTGATAATGCGAATGCCTATGCTATGGCGCAGGATGTGTCCGGGGATACAAGTGCTCCTGCTCCGGCGGCCGGTTTTATGTCCGGAAGCAATGAGATGGCCATGTCACCGTTGGATGGTATTTTCAAGGCGTTGCAGCGGCCTACTGAGTTTAAACCTAACATTCAGATTCCGCAGATGGGTATGCCGGATATCAACATACCGGAGATGCGTATGCCGCCGTTTCCTGATATCAGGATACCGGACATCAACATACCGCAGATGCAAATTCCTAAGTTTGACATTCCTGTCATGACGGTGGCTGACAACA